TCTAGTTTACCGGATGCCCGGTCATAAGCCATGAGCAAGGCAATCGCAAGGTCAATCTTCAAACGCGGGTTACGGTAATCCTTAGTCAACCTAGAACCGCCCTTGCTGTCCATCTTCAAAATACAGTTATCAACGTGACGCTGTATGGCCCCGTCACCGTCATGGCGTATCTTCCCGGCCATGATCCCCTCATAAAGTTTCGCCGTAGCAGGAACAAGACGATTCAAGGTTTGCGGATACTCAACAACAGGCAACCCGGCTTGCGCCCACTGGTAAGCCTCATCCTGCCAAAACGAAACATCGGCCACAATCTCAATACAGCCCGGATTGTCTCGCACAAAATCCATCACCGTATTCACCACAAGTTGTTTGTCCACCACCCAACTGTCGTCGTCGGTCATCTCGCGTTCCCATGAGGCCACACGCATCACGCGGTAAACGTCATCCTCAAAGCGCGGCTTGATAATCGCCACCACCGCCGTGCAGTCATTTTTCCACGAACCGTCAAAGCCCAACACATACTCGTCGCCCGGCTCAAGCCGCACGCCATCCTGTGCAAGGTTCTCCCACGCGCCAGGTGGAAGCCACGCCTGTTTCACATTCACCCACTGATTCAAACGCTTGGTGCGAAACTCAGCCTCGGGAGTTGTCAGCACCGCGCTCGCAAAATCCTTCTCGGCCACCAAGTCATCAAAGCCGGGGTTAGCAATACGCCACGCCTCGGGGTCATCATGCTTCAAACGTTCCGGAGCCTCCCACCACGCCATGAAAAACGAAGGGTCAACCACTTCACCCGTAGCAACTTTCTTGCCGTATTGGTAAAGCTGATACGCGACAGACTCACCACCCGTCACATCATTCTTCAAACCTGCCGTAGTCACCGCCACAAGTTGCGCTATCGAACCACGGTTACCCATAGCCAAACTCATAACGTCAAATAATGACCGATCACGGTGAGCGTGCAACTCGTCAATAACGACGCGACTCGGGTTCAGGCCCTCGGCCGAGAAACTCTCACTTGCTATAACACGCAAAACTGACTGAGTAGCCGGAACAAAAATTGAGTCACGGTAAACCTGAACCTCATTTGCCAACTCACTCGACTGCACCATACGCCTAGCCTCACCAAACACAATGCGCGCCTGCTCTTTTGTCGCCGCACAAATTATGACCTCTGCACCCTGCACGCCCTCGGCCACGAGTGAGAACAGTGCAATCGAAGCACTGGCGAGCGCGCTTTTACCGTTCTTCCTAGCAACCCCCACGAGCGCAGTTCTCGCAACGTAACCGCCAGACTCATCCCGCGCATACAAATGACGCAATAATTCTGTCTGCCATTCACGCATTTTCAGCGACTGACCGGCACGCCCAGCAATCCCATCCTTACCAATCGAGCCAAACAACTCCGCAAACCGCGCAGCCTTCCAACCGTCACTACGAGCCAAAGCCTCAGCATCAACCGGCGTGAGAAAAGCCGGTGGCCAACTACTCGGCATCAGGTCGCTTCATCGCCATCAGCTCTTCCAACTTTGACATTTTCTGAACCTCGGCCACACCCAACTTCATGCGATCCGTAGGCGTAAAACCCAACACCGACAAATTAGAACGAATTGACTTCTCCAACTCGCGCAACGCAGCACGCTCACGCCACGCCTCAGCATCAGACATCACCAAATCCCGCAACGCATCACGCTCATCAAGTTGCTCACACAAAATCTGCAACACGTCAATATCAGTAGAAAGCGAAAGCCAAACCTTACCCATGCTCCAAATACGTTTCCACAACTCAAGACCCGACGGCCCCAACATGCGCAACGGTTCAGGCATGACCTCAACCTCCGGCATAAACGTCACAGACTCACCAGGCTGATAATGCCGCGAACCAATCAAACGCTTCGTCTCAGCAGGCTTACCAGGATTAACCATTTACAAACTCCAAACTATCGCTCTTCCGAATGTTACAAATCCAATGCGCCAAACGCACATTCTCAACAGAATCCAAACCACCCTTAGCAATCGGCACAACATGATCAAGGGTTGCACCCATCCGTGAAGTACGCGGCAAAGACAAATCCACAACCTCACCGCAAATATGACACACGCCCAAATCCCGTTCCACAATTTCATCAAACCTAACCTGGGCTTCAGTCTTAGCGCTCTGCCTTTTGTCCGATTTATTTTTATTTCGACGACGCAAAGCCTGAGCCCTGCAATGTTCGTGATAAGCCCTAGTGCCCGTATAAGAAAACGGCACTTCCATATCCGTGTTACACCACCCACAAGTTTTCATTCTCGTCAACGGCTTCTCGATCAAAGCTGTTACAGCCCGGTAATGCTCCCGCGACTTAATCAGGTTGCCAACCTTAGAGCACTCGGCCGAACAATAAAGTTTCTTTTTGCCATAAAGAAATTGCAATCCGCAAATATTGCAGTTACCAAAAATTGTTCCGCCGCGCTTTTGCTTGTTCCCCAAATAAGCGCATTGCCTAGAGCACCAAAGTTTAGGGGCACCCGTGTTTGCGCTTAAAAATTCCAAAGCGCACCATTTGCATTTTGAGACTTTTTGCATGGTTCTAGTCTTACACATAAAAAATTGGCAAGCGCAAGAAACACGTTTCAAGCGTATAGCCGTCAGAAACTAGGACTGCGGGGTGAGGATGCGCGCTATTGCAGGAAAAAGGGTACTCCGGTCAGATGCCGGTGAGGGGGTAGGCGCGTGTGTGCGTGTGTTTACAGTGGTTTGTTGCCTCTTGCTTGGTTGCATGACCGGTGGCTAGGCGCGAGCGGAGACTGATCGCCGAGCGTGGGGTCGAGGTGGTCTGCCTCCCAGGGGTCGTTTGCTTTGTAGCCTTCTTTGCAGATGTGGCATTGTGTTGCGTTTGCTTTTACTATCGGTGCGAGTCGGCGGTAGTTGGGGCCGTAGAGTCGGCGTTTACGTTCTACCCGTATGGGGTCACTGTCGCGTTGTTTTTCTCGCGCCTTCGCGCACCCGTCACAGTAGTTGTTGAGGCTGAGTTTCCCGCATGATAAGCAAGGCTTATTGAAGCGCATGGATCACGTCCGCGAATTGTTGTTTGATGTTTGCCCAGTCGTATTGTTGCGCGGCCTCGAGCGCGATGGTGTGTCGGTTGTTCCAGTCTCGTGTTACTTCACGGATCATGTCGGGTGTGTGGTCGAGGTCTGTGACGTTGACGGCTTCGTAGCCTCGTGCGCCAGCTTGTAGTGTCACGACGGGCAATCCATAAGCGAGAGCCTTTGCCAGTTTGAGGTGCGTGCCTGAGCCTTCAGTAACCAGGTTGACAAAGATGTGTGACATTTGTAGCAGTCGCTCAAGTGCTTGCTCAGTCTTGTAGCCGTGGAGTGTGACGTTTGGTTCGTCGCTGGTGAGTGGTTCACTGCACCTGCCGACGATGTGAATGTGATACTCGGGCAACAAATGAGCCATGTCTATGAGTCTTTGCGCCGCGTTGATGTTCGGCCCGTACAGTGATCCGATGAAGATAAGGTTGAGGTTTTCGCCGGTTGCAACCTTTTCGGGCAGGTGTGTGCCGTTAGGTATGTGCGTGCCAGGTGGTAACTCCCAGTTGTCGCCCATCATGCGCCAATCGTCCGCACTGCAATACGTGACGTGCTCCGCGCCGGCGACAGCCCACCGTTCAATGTCGGCCACGATTTGGTAGTCCATGCTGTTACGCCCGAACAGTGACGCGGTTGCCAGACTCTCGAAGTTGTGTGCGTCATACAGGTAGGGTCGGCCATCGGTTAGCTCCACCAACCAAGGATGCTCGAGGATAATCAGGTCTGGGTTGTAGTCATCTATCGCTTTTCGTATTACGTTCAGATCATCGAGGCACAGTGTGGGCATCGCATCATAACTGTGGAAGCCCTGCCCGAACAGTTTGTGCGCTCGGTCAGCGGCCTTTGCGCCGGCTGGTATCACACGGTAAGGCATCCCGTTGAGCGCGGTCTGAGACTCTTGGTTATCCCACGACAGGGCAAACG